GAATAGCTCTTAAAGTAGACTCAATTTTCTTCTGCGTATCAATCGTCGGCGTTCCAGTAAACAACGTAGAGGTAGTGTCGAAGAAACCGCCAATCAGTGACGGATCGCCGCCAGCCTGTTCAATGTAACGTCGGCTTAGTGTGCTGTCACCAAGCGCTTTGGCCAGTTGAACCCGCGCAGCGTTAAACGAAATATAGTTGCCCGTTTTGATTGAGTCGCGGATGTTTTGTATCGCGGAATCAGCCGATGTAACTGTCTTAAGGAACGGGTCAATAGTACGAATAACCTCATTACGGAATGCGGGAACGCCTTCCGCGCCGGTCTTACCTTGGCCGGGCAATGCCAATTTAACTTCTGTAGTTTGGCCTTTACGTTTACCTTCAATCTGCGCTTCAGCATGACGAACCATAAGGTTTTTAAACTCGTCCGTTGCTGGATCAAGGCCGGCATCTACCAATTCTTGAGCAAACGCGGATCGCTTCTCAGTCGCCGATTTTGTAGTTAGACTTTCAATAGTCTTATCTACAAAAACATTGTATGCGTCAGTACCGGGTGTCAATCCTTTTAGCGCCGCGCGTTCGCGCGCAATCTCAATCGCGTCAGGAATCTGACCTTGCCGCGAAGTAGCTGTTAAAGCAGCTAAGGTGTTGTCTATCATCGCCATAGCGCGCGCTTTGTCGGGGGAATCTGGTAGCCCTTCAAGTTGTGCTTTTTGGTCTAACAGTTGCGCTCTGGTTTGCGCTACTTGGATCGGTGCGGCAACGCCAGTTTTCTCCCGCATCTTCTGCTGGGCGGTAGCAATATCCACCTGCGCCTTGCGTGCGTAATCAGCCAGCGTAGTGGCAAACTGCATATCACCAAGTTGAGCTGCTTGTTCGGCTATCTTCATAACACTCGCTGGGTCAGTCATATCCAGCCCTTGCGAGAGTTGCTGGCGCTGGCTGATCATGCGCAGTTGCGGGTCTTCGACACCTAGCAGACTACCAAGGCCGCTGGCCAAGTTGGCGCCGCCTTTATAAAGACTCATCTCCGCGCGCTGGAACGGCGTTAGTTGAGCAAACTGCAGCGCGCGCCTATCCAGCGCTTCTTGCTGCTGCATCCGGTACATGTCAGGCGTCGTGAATAGCCCTAAGATTTCGCTTGCCATGATGACTCCTTAATATGCCCAGGTATAGCCGCCGCCAGTAGTGCCGGAACCGCCGCCGTAAATATTCGGAGCAAATGCTGGAGGAGCGATGGGGGTAAACGAACGCTCTTCAACTGGCGCCGGCGCCGACGGGAACAGACGATTCATCATCTGCTGCTGTTGCATAGTATTGCCAATACCAGTTAAGGCTGCGCCCCACGGACTGTACGCATTTGCTTGCTGCATTGACTGAGCCGCGCCCAAACCGCCTTGCAGTAGCGCATTGGCGCCTGCCGTATTGACGTTGCGGCCACCCAAATTGGCGCCTAGTTCCAGCGGCTGCAGACCCAGGCTCTCCAAAGAACTCACGCCACCCAGATAGCTAGTAAATGGTGTCAGCGCACCAACCTGGCCGGCTTGCATCTGGCCAAGCAAATTAGCGCCTTGACCAAATAAGCCCGTACCAAACGCCAATTGACGTTGGCCTTCTTGCTGGGCTTGAGCGGCCAGCATCGCGTCTTGCTGCGCCAACGAGTTGTAGTACGCCTCAAGTTCTGGGTTGGTAGCACCAAGACCTGCCATGCCGGATGGGCGCGCGCTTGTTGCGCCAACTGCCAAGCCGGAACGACCAGTCTGGAACACTTGGTTGCGCAACTCAGCCAATTGACGTTCACGACCGGGTGCCAGCAAATCTATTTGACGCTGCATGTACTGCTGCGCGACTTGCTCAGGCGACTGCGCCATGTATTGCTGGCCCAAGCCAAATAGGCCCGTTGCTGCAGTGCCTAGCGGCGCGTACAGTTGCGGCGCTTGTTCCGCTTGTGTAAGCGCTCCGCCCGTCAAAGCGGCCAATCGATCTTGGTACGCCTTAAGTTCTGGGCTGATGGTGTAGCCGGCGGCACTTAATCGACCCGTTTTTGGGTCCATCGTAAATTGACTGGTGCCAAACCGTGTCGTAATACCAACAGGTCTAAAGCGCGACTCTTCCGCCGCAAGACGTGCGGCTTGAAGTTGCGCGCCTGCAGACGTTTCGGCCGCGTCTTTAGCGGCCTCACCTTGAAGATAGCCGCCTAGCAAACTTGCGCCAGCGCTGATAAGTCCACCGATTGGCATGTCAGTACCCCTTAATCAAAATTTCATCCACTTTATCCGGATCTTTCTCGTCCGTTGCGTGAATGCAAAACCAAACACAGTCAGTAATCGCTTTGATGCCGTGCGTTATGCCTGCTTTTATTTCTATGCAAGCAGGCGCCTCAACAATATCAACCTTTTCATCCGTCATCACTGCCACTTTGCCTTTAGCCAAAATCGACAAATGGCTAAAGTCATGCGTGTGCTTCAAAATTGCTGTGCCCTCTGGCACGAAAGCTTCTTTGGCGTATAACCCATCAGAAAAATGATGGGTAATTTGACCACCAACATTTTCAAGTACGGCGCTCATGCCGTGCGTTTCCACATGTACACAGTAATGTACGGCTGCAAGTTTGCATTTGTGCCGGAGGAACCGGTGCTGCTAACAGAAGTTGATGCGCTGATACCGGTATTAGAAGATTCAGTTAACAACGCATTACTAGTAGTATTGCCGCCGGCTGCCGGAACATTACCTGCGGTTGAACTGCCATCACCTGTATTAGACACCATAGCCCTTGGTGAGCCACCGTTGTTATACATTTCAGTATGCCGGTGTCCTGGATCACTAATGCTGGTAGATGCGCTGTGGGTGTGGGTAACTACCACTGCGTCTTTCGATCCGCCGGTTTCTTCCGCCGTATCAAATAGTGGATCAGACGCATTAAAACCTACCATCACGCGGCCAGCGCCGAACGCCGTCCATGTACCAAACCCCAAAAGCGTCGCGGGGTTAGTGCTGTTAGTAGCGTTGATATAAATAGAACCGACTGGGTATGCCGCAGCGATACCCGACGTTATTGCCGCAGCCACAAACGCCGTTGTTGCCAATTTAGTCGAGCTGTCGCCGCTTGATTGCGTAGGCGCTGTTGGGCTGCCGGTCAAAGACGGACTGGCCAAATCTGCCTTAGTCGCAATCGCTGTGGCGATGTTATTGAACTCGGTGTCAATCTCAGTGCCTTTGACGATCTTGCCCGCGTTGCCAGAGGGCAGCGCGTCTTTCGAGGCAAAGTCGGTCGATTTTGTGTAGTCGGACATGGCCGCTCCTTAACTTATACGGCCACGCTTGGCCAAAATCTCAATCTTTTGGATAGACAACTCATACCCGTTTACTTCTGCTTCGTATCCTGTTTGCACTACCTTGCCAGAACCTGTTGCTTGAGTAGTCAAAGTTTGGATAACAATACCGCCTGCGTATTGAGCGACTGGCACACCATTAGCTCCGTACTCTGCAATGCCGTATTCAGAAATACCTTGCGTCGGTATGTCTTCGTTCTCCGAAAGATAGTTCTCAGAAAAGTCATACCCCCATTTAATAGTGACAGTCTGATTTGACCCACCAATAACTACGATTGAAATGCGTTTAACAATAGATGTCACCGACACATCACCTAAATCCGCATGGTTGGTGTAATACGCCATACGGTAGGTTGAAGTGTCGTCCAAATAGCCTGTGTACTTGCCTATGTAGCCCGTTTTGCCTATCAACAAATCGCCATTACGACGGGCGTATAGAGCGGTAGGGTCTATCTGCGACCAAGTAGTTACGCGAGACGCGCCGTCTGGCATCACCGATCGTGTGTCGAAAACATACACTTGATTGGCGGTGGGAAACGTAAGAAGGTAAAACGCGTCAACTTCCGAGTAAACAGCTTTAATATTTGCAGGTGTCTCGCCAGCAACTAACTGCATTAAGTCGTTGCGAACATTTTTGCTTAGGTCACGAAACGGTGCCGACTTTTCCTGAATCGTCCGCATGATGGACCGCACACCACTGTTGGACAGGAAAACGACGTCCGTGTTCGTACTCTGTATCGAGTCGCGCCATTGGCAGCCAATGCCAATCACTGTGTCGTATAGCGACATGGTGGACGGCGCAGTAGCCCCCTGGTACACCAGAATCTGGCGCTTGCCGAAGATGAACAAAAAGCCGTTGTGCGCTGCCAGTCCAGTAATCTCGTCCGCGCCGTTCGGCCAGACGGAGTTGACATTTAATGTGCCGGAGGTACCACCGGTGTAGACGTGGCCGGAGAGCAAGTCAGAAAACGTCAACGTCACTTTGTCGGCATTGGTGCCGGCAATCCACAAACGACCGTAAGCTGACAAAACGATATTGCCTAATGGCACGGTGCCGGCGTAGCCTGTCTTTTCACTAACGCGCCGATACGTAGTGGTGCTGACTGCTGGGTCGTATATCAGCGGGTCATGGCCTGCCTGGAAAAAGTAGGTAATACCGCTTAACGACGCGCACTGCCAGTTGCTTGCGCTAATCGTTGGGGCCGTACCCCCTCCCCCGTAGGTGAGCTCAGTCAGACTTGTACCGCTTAATTTAAAGAGCTTATTGTTGCCAGCGCATAAGACCGTTACGTTGCCGTCGGACTGCACCAGCTCATGGATGACGCCCACATCGTTGGCGCCCAGATTGCCAGTGCTGGTGTTGACCTTAGTCCAACCCTTGCGTGCGCCCATGCGGCCGTACTTGTCCAGAATGCAGTTTTGAGCGGTCAGCGCAAACCCGGCCGCCAAATCCAGCGGCGAGTCCTGGGTATTTAATCCGTAAAACCCAGGTGCGGAGATCGAAAATCGCTCAAGTGTCTGGCTCATATTGCGACGAACTCCTGCATTTCAGGAAAGCGCGTCGCTTCCAAGGCAATGTAATCCGAGAGCATCGAGCGGTACAGATTGTAGGCTTCCGACGACGACAGGCCGCCATCCTCGCCGCGCTCAACTAGCGCGCGAGCATAAGCGTTTTGCTCGATCAACTTGTAATTCACTAACGGCTCATCGCCATCAGCCGTCAAGTCAGCTTGCGGCACGCACAAGAAAAATTTCAATGTGTAGACGCCGTTTGGGATGCCGTAGAGCTGCACCTTGGCGTCGCCGCTGGCGTCTACGCCCTCAAAGCAGTATTGCGTCGGGATGTTCTGAACGATCGGCGTGAAATTTTGACGACGACGCATGTCAGCCACCGAGATCGTTTGCATGACAACATTGCTAGTCGTATTTAGTGGCTCGCTGGTGACGCGAAATTTCTGGCCAGCGCCGGTCAGCGCGTATTCGTACGTGCCAGAAACAGTAGTAATGGTAATTTCTTGGCCAAGGGCGTTCCAGTCAAAGGAATCCTCAATCTGACGCTTGGCGTCATTGACGAACTTACCGATGAGCTGGGAATACGCGGTCAGCGCAACAGTAGAAACCGTTGGCTCGCGCAGCCGGAGCAATATGGAGTTGACGAGTTCTAAATAGGTCATTTGCTTTTCGCCTTATTCCTTGCGGAGATAGCTTTAGCTTTTGCCTTTGCATCTGCCTTGGATGACGCGCCCCACGCTTTTAAGGACAGCAGCAACCGGGTCGGTTCGCCACCCTTGTATTCGGGGCCGGGCATATTGCCCATCCTGGCAAGAAAAGAAGCTCGTCTTGGGTTGTCGCCGGACTTGACCGGCGCTTTCAGGTTCCCACCTGTTGCAGCATTATAGGACGCACGGCCTTTGGCGTTCAAGCCGCCCTTGGGGTTTTGACCGGCTTTTCGCTGCCAAGCTGGCGTCTTAGAGGTCATTTCTTCCTCGCGGCTCGCATATTGTCGATTAAATTTGGATAGGGCCGCCCGGCCTTTTTGGCCATTTGCTTGGCAGCAGCTTTTTTAGCCGGGGACAGCGGCTTAGACGGGCCTAAGCCCTTTGGGCGTTTCTGGTCCCAGACTGGCTTTTTCATTTTTTGGCCTTATTTTTAGCCGTGCGCTGACCGCGCTGCGGCAAAGATTTGCCGGCCTCAGACAGCGCGATCGCGATCGCCTGCTTGCGGGACTTGACCACGGGACCGCCTTTGCCGGAATGCAGCGTGCCGGCCTTGTACTCGCCCATGACCTTCTTGACCTTCTTGTCGGCTTTGCTCATCTTCATTTTAGGAGTGTCCTATCCAAAACAAACGCGGCCAGACTGCTTAAGGCCGAAACGATGGCCATGCCAGCCCACAAGCCACCTTTGGACTTGTTGGCCATAGCCAGCAACTTTTTGACGTCTTCGCGCAGAGCATGAACCTCGGTCTGAAGTACCTCAACCTGGGCTTCAAGCTTGCCAAATTCGCGCAAATCAATCTCAGACATTTCCTTGCTTCCTTGGTCTACCAGGACGTTTTTGCGGAATAGGCGCCCTGAATGCGGTGTCGGTACGTACAACGTCTTGATG